AGGCGGCTCTGTTGTTAAGTTAAGTACCGTATCAGGTGCGTCAGCAGCAGGAGACATTCCAAAAGCTAACGAGGTTTTGTCTGCTTATGGTCGCCTGTGGTGTGCTGACATAGCTAACGAAAAGTCCATAGTTTACTGGTCTGACTTGTTGATTGGACATGACTGGACAGGTGGTACTAGCGGGTCTATAGACATATCCAAGGTCTGGCCTGACGGCTACGACGAGATTGTAGCACTGGCTGCACACAACGGTATGTTAATTATCTTTGGTAAGCACAGTATTGTAGCGTACCAAGGCGCAGAGGCGCCCGCTACTATGACACTGGCTGACACCGTGGCTGGTGTGGGTTGTGTAGACAGAGACACCGTGCAGTACACTGGTACAGACGTGCTGTTTTTGTCACACACTGGACTAAAGAGTTTTGGCAGAACAATACAGGAAAAGTCCTTGCCTATCAGCAGTTTGTCAGGAAACATCACAAAAGACATTATTGCTGCACTACAGACAGAAAACGATTTTTTCAGGTCTGTCTATAGTCCAGAAGAAGGTTTTTACCTATTAACTTTTGTAGGTCAGGACGTAACCTACTGCTTCGACGTTCGAGGAACAACAGAGAATGGGTCTTACCGTGTAACACGTTGGGTGTCTACAGGGTTTACTTCTTATACAAGACAAGAAGACGGTACGTTGCTCGTGGGTACGTCTAATGGAATTAGTGAGTACGACGGCTATCAAGACAACGGCAGCCCTTATCGTTTTAAGTACTACAGCCCAAGCTTGACTTTTGGTGATAGCTCTAGAATCAAGATTTTGAAGAAGTTGAAGCCAACACTGGTTGGTGCTAACAACGCAACAGTGTTCCTTAAGTGGGCTTATGACTTTAAAAGCTCATACTCAACAGCAGAATTTACAGTAGGTGACCAGATTACAGGGTTTTTTGGTCAAAGTGAATACACTACAGTAGAGTTTACGGGTGGTGCTTTGACAAACCAAAAGAGTTTAAACGCCACAGGATACGGCACAAGTATAGTAGTTGGACTAGAGGCTGACATTGATGGCTCTACATTATCACTACAGGAGATTAACGTAATGGCTTTGATAGGAAAGCTGCTTTAATAGGAGCAAGACATGGTAGACACTGTTTACGATACAGATGATATAATGGACATGGCGACCGACAGTGTTGGCGGAGGCTTCTTAGACATGCTAGGAGGCCTTGGGTCATACCTAAGCCGTCCTGATGTTTTGCTTCCGGGTGTTGTCGGTGGACTATTGACAGGAGAAGCTTATGGTCGCCTTAGCGACATAGGCAAACAGGCTAGGACAGGGGCTGAAGAACTAGCGGCTACACAAATGGAGCAGACACAGTTTAGACCTTTTACTGTGACTACTGCTACTGGTGCTGGCTTAGGGACTCAGGTTACTCCTGAAGGAGCCATAGAAACAACTATGGGTTTGTCTCCTCAGGAACAAGCTATGCAACAACAGTTGTTCGGTGGTGCTGGTGGATTCTTTGGTCAGGCAGTACAGCCTACACAGGCTCGTGAGCAGGCTATTTTTGAGCGTATGAGAGCAGCACAACGCCCTGAGGAGCAACGACAGCGTCTTGCTACAGAAGAGCGTATGGCGGCTCAGGGACGGCTTGGACTTAGCTCTGCAGCGTATGGTGGTGCTACTCCAGAGTTGCTGGCACAAGAGACTGCTATTAATGAAGCACGTAACAGAGCTATGTTAGGAGCTATGCAGCAGGCACAAGCAGAGCAGATGCAACAGGCTGCTTTGGGTCAACAGTTCTTGGGCGCTGGTTACCTACCACAGCAGCAGCTTCTAGCAGCTACTCAGCCTGCACAACAGTTGGCAGCATTGCAGCAACAGGCACAGCTACAGGGCGCTGGGTTGTTCGGTGAAGCTACTATGTCTGGTCTTGAGGCGCAGCTTATTGCAGAACAAGCACGAGCTAACCTCTTGGGTCAAACAGGTGCAGGACTTTTGTCAGGCGCTTTAACGCCTAGGTCAACAGGAAACTCTAGCTTAATATCAGCATTAGGCAGTATTTTTGGTCAGGGAGGCGACTAAATCATGGCTAAGTTTTCACAAGAGTTTTTAAGACAAATGGCTACTCCTGCTTACGGACAGGGGTTGTTTACTGCTGCACAACAAGCGGCACAACTTCCTGCACAACTTAGGCAGCAACAACAAGCGCAACAACAACGTCAACAATTGGCTCAGATTAACACTAATTCACCTGAGGGTCTTCTTCAATTAGCTCAGTTTTACCGACAGCAGGGTGACGTAGCTAACGCTGTTAAGTACGAAGAAGCAGCACGTAAGCTGCAAGCACAAGCCACAGCACAAACGCAACTAAGTGTTTTTCAAGAGCAAGTAGCTAAAGCAGCAGAAGCAGCAGGCCTTAAAGACCAAGCAGCGACTGCACGAGCTACTACGGACATGGACGAGCTACGTAGTATTAGCAAGGATATACGAGAGTTTCAGATTGAGCAACTGCCTTTAGACAACCCGCAAGTTATTAGAGCACGTCTAAAGATGGCTGGATTTACTCCTGCTCAAATTACTGCTATGGGTACGTTGTCAGCCGAAGAAGCAGATGACCTATTAAAAGGACGCACAGGTAAGCTAGAGGCTTGGCAAGATAATGAAGGCAAAATTCAAGCTGTCAATGTTAACGATTTTGGTTTAGTTTATAACGACCAAACTAACTCTTATGTTAAAGCTAGTGAGTTAGGGTTGGTACGAAAGGCTCCACAAGTTCAAGAAGTTATTGACAAAGGACAAGAAGTCGGAGCCACAGCAATGGCGGAAGCCAACGTTAAAAACTTTATTGAGCTAAACACCAAAGCCCAAGACGCTCGTGATATGATTGAGTTGATCGACAGACAAACTGGACGTTTAGAGGGCGGCATGCCTACGGGTCTTGCGGCTAACGTAGAGTTAAACCTAAGACGCTTTGGTGAACTTATTGGTCTACCTTATGACCCTGCGGTCACTAATGCTGAAACCTTTATCTCAGAGGCAGGTAAGATTGTTGCTGACCAGATCAAAGACTTTGGTTCAGGCACTGGTTTGTCAGATGCGGATAGAGAGTACGCTAAGTTAATCGCTGCTGCTGACATTACCACACAGCAAGAAGCTTTGCTTTCCCTTTTGAAAATCCGCAGACGTGCTATGGTAGAGACTGTAAATAGCTTTAACAAGGTCAGAACTGCTACTTCAAAGCGCGTAGGTGAGCAAAACATGACCAGTTTCCCAAGCATAACTATGCCAGAGGAGCCAGAAACACCAGAAGCAGAACTTCCCGAAGGTTTTGAATTGGACGACTAAAACATGAAGACAGCGACTCATCCACAGACAGGACAGAAAATATACTGGGACGGCGAACAATGGTTGCCTCTTAAAACTGCCACTAACAAAGAGACAGGAGAAGTCATTGGTATAGTCAACGGAGAAACGTTCACTGTTACTCCACCACGGCCTCGTGAACCTGAAAGTATGCGGGCGATGATTGCGGAAACACCTGAGCGTTTTCAGGAGACTCGTGAACGTTACAGGGATCTTGCTGGGGATGTCGAAAGACTGCCCGGTCAGTTCAGAGTAGGCACTACGCTTGCTGCTGGTGTTGGGGCTGCTGGAGAGACGTTAGGAGAAGTAGCAGGAGAAGCCTATCGTAGGTATGCTCCTGAGGCTGTCCAACGTGGTATTTCAGAGGCATACGAAGGTTCTATGCTTCAGCGTGGAATGGAAAAGGTGGGTGAGTTAGCACAGGCTTACCCAGAGGAGGCTACTACTGCTGAAGCCCTTCTTAATGTTGCTGGTATCAGTCCCAAGATAGGTTTTCCGTCTATCCCTAGACCCAGTGCTTCAGTACGTATGGCCTCAGGAAGAGCAACACAAGCTATCCTAGAGGAGGAACGTAAGGCAGTAGCAGATAGTTTACTACCTGAAGACTACGTTAAAGCTCCGGGAACCATTGAGCCTGTAGGGGCCATGAACCGTAACGTATACGTACCGTCGCCTTCAGAAGACAACGTGATTGACTACTTGGCAAAACTCCCTGAGTACAAAGGTGACCGAAACCCCGCTGTAAACGCTAAGGTTGTAGACGGTCAACTGGCTAAACACGAGGCAGATCTGCAGTCCTACATCAATCGGTCTAAGAACCCCAAGACAAACGTAGCTGACCTCTCCAATACTCTGGAAGAACTCAAGGCCGGCTTCCATGACCTTGATGACTACGTTGAGTTGATGCCTGACGCACAGAAAAAAGTAGACCTGTTGATTGACACAGCTATCAAGAGACTTAATGATAAGGCCTCCAAAGGCGGCAAGATCACTGCTAGGGACATCCTAGAGGTGCGCCGTCAGTTGGACAAACAGATCTTCCGTAAGAAGCCTACAGCAGGTCTTGAGAACCCTGACCTAGCTAGTGCAAAAGAAGTAGCAGGTAAGTACGTAAGGGACGAGTTGAACCAAGCGTTTCTTAAGTTGATGCCCGATGACGAAGCCTATCGTCTTATCAATGGTATGGCTATGTTGTTTAGGGCTAAGAACCTGCTGGACGTTAAGGCAGGTAAGGCCATAAACCAGACCATGTTGGGACGCACAGTCAAAGGCATCGAAGACTTCTCTGGTCTACGTTTCCCGACCACACCGTTGGCCCTTGGTGCCACTGCTGCTGCTGGTACTGCTGCGGTCGGTGGTATGCCCGTAGTTGCTTCCATTGCTGCAGGCACAGGGGTAGGCGTAGGTCTGGCTCGTTTGTCACGTAAGCGTAGACGTGCGGAGATTCTCAGGGAGTTAATTAAGACTACTGACCGTATGATTCAAGGGGCTAACGTGAGCGTGGACACTATGACTACCTTACGTGCTGACAAGGTAATGCTGGCGCAAATGCTGAATGAAGTAAATCAGGAGCCTGAGAATGAGCAATGATTACTTAGAGTTACGCAAAGCAGCCTCAAGAACTACTCCGTTTGCGCGAGAGCAAGCCAGAGGTCAGGCCTCTGCTGTTGCTGATGCGTTATTTAGTCCTGTCGTAGAGAACCCCTTTGGTTCTTTACCAATGACGGCTTATGCGGGTTCAGAGGGCATTCGTATGACTGCTCCTAGAAAAACCCAAGTAGACGTCATGGCTCCTTTGAACTTTACTGCTGAAGAACTAACTACTCCTGCTAACGCTCCTTTTGTCGCCGCCCCTCGTATGTTGGCAAGGGCTGGTAGCGCTTTTGTTGAAAACATACCGACAGAGTTGAAAGATTTTTATTCTGGGGACCCCATAAAAAAAGCAAAGGGTGTGGCAGGAGGAATGCTACAGAGTGCTAAAGGAACTGCCAGAGAACTTGTAGATCCTACTGAAATGGCGACTAGACGTGAGTTTGGTACAGGTTCTGTTAGACGAGCAGAAATGCAAGAAACAGCAGACAGAGGAATAGTAGAAGGCAATCCAAAAGCATCAGCTTTCCTCCGTGCTCAAGCTACAGGTAAAGCGGTAGGCGAAGGCGACACAATTATCGAAGCTTATCCTGTATTGAAAAGAGACGCAGTACAGGTAGGCCGTTTGGAAAATACTCAGGACGTTCAACAAGCACTGACCAGAGATAACCCAGACATAGATCAAGACATTGTAGACAGAGCCACAAACCACCTGTATGCCCAACAGGGTAAACAAGGGCAGTTGGTCACAAGAAATAGAGCAACACCCAGTACAAACTTAGGTCCTGAAGCTATAGGTCAAGCCACGACTTCTCCTGTAGCTCTTAGAACATTGTACTCTCCGAAGAGTATGGAAAGTTGGTACGACGTAGTAGGAGACAATCCAAGTACAGAACAGTGGAAGGAGATGTTAGGCCTGTTTAGCGCTCTTGATAGAGACTTTTTGTTACAAAACAAGAAGGTATTTGGTGAAAACCCGTCTGCTGCTGCCGTGTGGGGCGCTTACTGGAAAGGAAAAAAGAGAGTAAAAGAAGGTAAAAAGCTAGGCTCTGACCAAAAAAAGTACATAGAAGCTATTGACAATCAGATGAAGACTCAAACGGGACTTAAGAAGTACCTGTCTAAGTTTGTGCCTAACGCTCTTGTCAAACCCAAAGGCCCAACCAGAGTTAACGAAATGAACGGTAAACTTGTGTTGCAACAGTCGTTTAACTCTTCAGCTAAAGACTTAGGCGGTATGAATGCGTTTATCGTCGTAGACCCTAAGAAGGGTGAGTTTTACTCTATGCTGTCTGACGGTCACGACTTGCTTGGACAAACGCCTCCCGGATTTGAAGACCTTGTAAATGTAGTTCCTATACAGAAGTACAAGATAGGAGGAGGAAAAGAAGCAGGAGGGGCGCGTCCTAAGAAAGAACTAGAGACTGCTTCTGAAGTTTACGAGGACACTTCGGAACTAGAGAGACGCTCTGGTATTCCTAAACTCAAAAACGAAAGTGTTTCTGCGTACCAGAAGAGGGTAGCTAGAGACTTCAGAGGAACTGCTACTACTGGAGAGCGTCTTGAGGCGGCTGCTACTGCTACTATGCCTTTGTCTGCTGCAGGAATGATGGCTAGGGACAAAGAAGAGCGCTAGATACGCTCTAGCACCCACTTCAGACCCATGATTTCACCTCTGATCTCGTTGTTACGAGCAGCAGGTATAGACTTGGTTAGTTTGTTCTCAAGTACTCTTATGCGTATTTCAATATCACGTTTGATGTTCATAATCACACCTTGAAAAGACGGGGGCACTAAGGCCCCCTTTTGTTTACAACTCGCAGTTATTACCTGTGCAAGCCAACTGTTGTGACCCTTCGGTCATGTCTGAGTTCTCAGAGATGTTCCAGTCAATAGTCTCTGGGAACGCCTCCTTCAACTGCTCAAACGTCTCCAGATCAATAGGTTCGTAAGGAGCCTGTTGGTACGTATGTTCTGAGTAAGGCAGGAAGCTTACGCCACTGATCTTGTCGAACTTGTTGTACAACCACTGACCTACCTCA